TTTCTGCCGCTGCCTTTGGCGCCCCTGAGGCCACCAGCCGGGGCACGGACCCGGGCACGGTGATCTGGGAGCGAGCCAGCAAATTTGGCCTGGCGCAAGCCACCGGCGTCATGTGGCAATGGGGCTCTGACTACGCCTTGGCAGGTAGCCCGGCGGCTTGGACCACTAACCCAACAGAAGGGCGCGGCGATGTCTACGACAGCGGCTTTTCCCGCGCCGTCGGCCTCGGGGGCAGCTGGAACTACACGTCGAATTCCGGTTCGCGTGCTGCTAGCTGGGCCTACACTCCCTGGGACTCCTACGGCCTCATTGGGGCGCGTTTTGCGGCCGGGCACCTGGTGCTTGGCTAGGAGGCCCGGCAGGGCCGACTTCCATGACCAGCAAGAGAGCCTCTGCGGATCCTTCCAAGGAGGCTCATGGCCTCTACATGGTCGAGAAGTACGAGCGGGTCATCGACTACCTCTACCCGCTCGCGCAGACGATCCCCCGCAAGCACGGCACCTTCCGCGAGCTGTTCATCCGCCAGTTGTTCCTGGTGGCTGAGCAGCTCAACGACGCCATCAAGGCCAACCAGCTCAGCCGCTGCTACGTGCTTGATGGGGGCCTGGGTCAGCTGCGCCTGCTACTGCGCTTTATGGTCCACCACAAGCGCAAGCTGATGACTGAACACCAGCTGGAGACCAGCCAGGCGCTGGTTGGCGAGGTGGGCGCGATGCTTGGCAGCTGGATCAAGCGGCTGCAGGATCAGAAGAAAGGTGCAAAGGTGTAAGCGGTCTTGATGGGAGCGCCGTCATCCTCGGGGGCAACTGGAACAACACGTCGAATTCCGGTTCGCGTGCTGCTAACTGGAACAACACTCCCTGGAACTCCAACAACAACATTGGGGCGCGTTTTGCGGCCGTGGCCACTGCCAAACACCACCACGCTCTGCTGTTTCCACGGGGCAGCAGGCCGGTGCCAACCAGGTGCCAGCCATCAAGTCCAGCTTCGGCGAACTCAGGGCCGAGTGGTGGCGATGGCAGGGAGTAGTCCATCGAAACCTGCCGTCACCTTCCAATGGGCAAAAAGTTCCGCAACCTCTACGAGCAGATTTATCAGTGGGACAACTTGCTGATGGCCTACGCAGAGGCGAGGCGAGGCAAGAGCTACAGCAGCTCGTATCTGCGCTTCAAAGAGTATGCGCTGGCCAATCTGCGCAACCTGCAATTGCGGCTGGTTGAGGGCAGCTGGATGCCCGATCCGCAACTGCAATTCGACATCATCGACCCCAAGAAGCGCACGATCTCCTGCCAGAGCTTCCGTGACAGGGTGCTGCACCATGCCCTGATCCAGGTGGCTGGGCCGATCCTGGATGCCGCGATGATGCCTCAGGTATTTGCCTGCAGGGCTGGCCTGGGGACACATCGCTGCGTCACGCGGATGCAGCAGCTGATGCGGCAAAACCCAGATGCGTGGGTGTTGCACGTGGACTTCAGCAAGTTCTTCCCGACCATTCCGCAGGATCTACTGCTAAAGCACCTTGGCAAGAAGCTGACCTGCCGGCGCACGTTGCTGTTGATCGAGCAGGTGCTGTCGGTGCAGCCTTCTGGCGTCCCCATTGGGGCCTTGACCAGTCAAACTTTCGCCAACTATTGGGGCGGCAAGCTGGATCGTTTCATCGCCCAGCAGGGCATCGGCGACTTTGTGCGATACATGGACGATGCGGCGGTCATCGTGCCGTCCAAGGTTTATGGCTTGGCGTTGAAAGATCAGATTTGCGAGTTCGTCGCCAACGAGATGGGTCAGCAGATTGGCAAGTGGAGCCTTGGTCCGGTTGAGCGGGGGATTACTTTCTGCGGATTCCGGATCCGTCGCAAATACAAATTGGTCAAGCGGCAGTCAATGATTCGCCAACGCCGCCGCCTGAACGCAATGCTGAAGCACCGGGACTACGAGGGGTGGCGCTGTTCGCAGATTGCATGGATGGGGCACCTGCGCCATGGTGATGGACAGAATGGTCTCGTCCACTTAGGGCTCGCCGCACCATGTTGATCATCAACACTCCCGCCGATTTCACTAGCACTCAGGCCAGCCAGGAGCGGACCGCATTTCTCAATAGCCTTTTGAACGACTACATCACCTATGACGACGCGGTGTACCCAGTCGATTACAACCGCACTCTGCAGCTTGGTGACGATGGCTACGTTGCCCCTGTGATCCGCCAAGAGTGGAACGCAGGCGCTGCTGCTGGCTGGGGTTTCGCCTCTCGTGAGCAGATCGAATCGGCATTGGCCGCCTAATCAGGCCCCCGAGCTTGCGTTTGCGACGTTTGCGCTCCCCTGCGCCCCCGTTACTCTGCGGGGGTGCAGACGTCTTGACGTGGATCCAGCGACTGTCGTTGCCCTGATCGGTCTTGGCGGCTCTGGTGTCGCCGCGCTTTGGAAGATCGCTAACGGGCTGGGGCGCTTTGAGGCGCGCACCAGCACCATCCTCGAGGGCATCAAGGAGATGCTCCAGGATCACGAGGAGCGGCTGCGCAGAGTTGAACGCCAGCCATGACATGAATCACCTCTCTGACTACGTCGCCCTGGCCATTGCCATCCACGGCGTCGCCCTGGTGGTGGTCAACATGACCCCCACGCCCAAAGACAACAAGGCTCTCAACGAGTACACCCGGCTCCTCGTCAAGCTCTACCGGGTGATCGAAGTGCTGGCCGGCATCATCAGCCCCAAGGTGAAGAGGTAGCCATGCAGCCCTTCGTCGTCGCCCAGGAGCTGCAGTTCAGGCAAGAGGCCACCAAGCGCACACTGCTTGATCTGTTCGAGTCCGGCGACCACGAGGGTCTGCTCAACACAGCGCTGCTACTGAACACGCTCTGGCACCAACAGACGGCTATCGCTCGCTGGTTTGCCAAGGAAGCATCCGACAACCTTGCTGACGCCTACGAGGCGACGCGCAAGGGCTAGATCACTGTCTTGGTCTGGTGGTTGGGGTCGCTTTCATCCAGGCCATGCGCCAGCGGGTCAAAGCTGCTCGCTGCATCAACGGCTGGCTCCACGCCTGAACGCTTACTGGCATCGGCCGCTTCGAGGGATGCGATCCAACTGTCGAATGACTCCCGCATGGGGATCTTGGCGGGCAGCTTGAGCCAGCGCCTGACCTCTTTCGGACAACGCAAGAACACGCTGGCGCCCTTGTCGTATGCGATGAAAAAACGTCCGTTCCAGTCCTTTCCTGTCTCAACCGTTGTCGTATGGCTGAGATGCAGTCGTTCGCGCTTCATGGCTTGCAAGTGAGATACCAGCCGCCGCCGCCACCCGGCATCCAGCGTGGATTCCAGTTCTTGCGGCTGTAAACGATGCCGCCGCCCTTGGTGTTATTGGCATAGCCGCCACCCACTAGGTAAGCCTCGCCGTTTGGGTCGTTGTGGATCCAGGCCGCATCGGTGTAGCCGATGATCACGGACCAATGCCCGCCGCCGCTGGGAGCCGTTACAGGGCCTTTATGCAGCCAGCCAACAGCAACAGGCCTGCCCGCATCGATCTCGCGCTCCAGGGCCACTGGCGTGCCGTTGGTGAAGAAATCAGCGCGCAATCCCAGTGACCGCAAGGCCGCCAGCTGCGCTTCAGCTGATGTGGTGTCGCCATATTTCTGGCGGATGGCGTTATAGGCGTCGTCGTTCGCCACCTTCCCCCAGTACATCGCCAACATGGCGCAGCTGGAGCTGAAACATTCGCGGTATCCGGTCCCAGATTTGTTGTCCAACTGGCTCTGCCACCGCACATTCAACGGATTGCGCACCAAAGCAGCCGTCTGCGGCTGGCTCCATTCCTCAACCCACTCCGATGACTCACTTAACAGGCCTGGATCAGCTTGCTTGATCTGCTGACCGAGCTTCGCGATCGCATCTTTCTGATGTGGAAGGCCCTTGTAGTTGTCCCAGAACTGCAGCCATCGCTGATCAGTGAACTGGACCTCCTCGATCGGCATGATGGGGAAAGCTCTCCACCCATGTAAACGTGGCAAACCACGATCTCCGAGAGGTCTTGGAGGACATCCACGCCGAAGTGGCGCATGGAATCCTTGATGACCTCCGCAATGGCGACAAAAACGCCCGCCGCGAAGCGCTGCAGCTCCTGAAGCAGAACGCGATCACCGCCGCGGCCATGCCGGAAACGCCCACGGCTGATCTGGCGCGCATGTCCGGCAAGCTCAACTTCGCTGAGCTCGAGCAGAAGGTCAAAGTGGTCCCCATCCGCCCGCCAGCGCCCCCTAGCGCCGCCTGACACCGCCGTAGGCAGCGCTGCGGGCCATCGGCCGGAACCCCAGGGCCAGTGCATCCACGCTGGCCCCCGTCTCATCCATCCAGGCCTGCCTGGACCAGTCCTCGATCTCGTCGGCGCGTTGCTGTTGCGCCTTCACCTGGTCCTGGGCCGCGGCCTCGACGAACCATGAGCAGCCGATCGCCAGTGCATCGATGCGGTCGTAGTAAGTGAGGCAGCCCCGATCGGCCGTAATCCGGCTCATCTGGTACATCAAGGACCGCTGGTGGCCCGTATCGGGGTCGCGT